AATGTGTATTATATGCTAAAACATCAAGAAGTGTGTTTAATGCAGAACCTGTGAAATCATAATCAGTGAATTCAGATTGTGCTGCCAAGTAATTTTTCAAACTTGTTTTGATGGTTTGAAAATCTAGTTCAGTGACGGTGAGTTCTGCCATTATCGTAATCTCTCTAAAGTTATAGAAACTGATGTGGGTTGATTGATACCTAACACAGAAAAATATATGGAGATATCATATGCATTTTCATCTTCCTTGGGTTCCACTGACACTGTATCTAATTGAACTCTGGGTTCAAAATTTCTCAAGGTATACTCAATGGCTCTTTCCATCACAGAGGTGGTAATAGCGTCAACTGGTTCAAACAATAAACTCCTAAGTGGTGATCCTATATTAGGCTCAAAATGACGTTCACCAAAAACTGTGTTGATAAGAGCCGTCACGCTTTGTTTAATGGCATTGTTATCAATCTTCTTCAAAACATCACCTGTTTCTGGGTGTGCTGTGAAGGAGAAGTCTAAGTCTTTGTATAGTTTATTGGGAGCAGATAGGATTGTCATTTTTAATAATATTTATATGGTTATTTAATTAAATTTACAATAATATCTTGACACTTACGACCGGCTACGAATGCATATTTGTGATTCCAGAAAGTTCCAAATGTCTTTCTACATCCTTCTGGGTTGAAGGAAACGTGAATCCATACAGCAGTGTAGTTGTTTCTTTTTTCATATTCTAACAACAATTGGTCAAAGTTCAAATTGTTTTTTATCCAGGACGCAATGTTAGCGTAGTCAGCTGGACGAGTAGAAGTGAACTGTAAATCTACGGCTTGACCTACCATGTGTTGAGAATTAGTGGCTCCTCCGCGTGGTTTAAAGTTTCTAAATCCTGACGAAATAACCATGTCACTATACTTATCCTTCAATGGATCTAAAATGTTTTCTGCAAGAGCTTTCAAATTGCAAGCAATTTGTTGCTTAGATAGCGGTCTCCTATCTATTGGTCTACCATATGATACTATTCCAGAAACTTTACCCGGATGTGCTTTAGCCTTTATTGTCAAATCTGCAACTGTGAAATGCTTAGACAATTTATCTGTCAATTTATAATTAGATTGTTGACCGAATGCTCCGCAAACTGTGTTTATGATTACAGGTCGAACGGGTATTGTAACATCTAATTCAGAAGCTAACACCTCAGGTGGTTTAGCTGCAGCTTCTTCTGCTGTAATTTTGCCGGAAGCTATAGCTTCTTGAATGGCTGCGTTCACAGCATCTTCATTACCATCATTGTCACTTAAAGCATCTAACTCTGTGGTTAGAGCATCTCTACGACTAGTACCAAAAATATAAGGAAGTTCTATAATAGATGGTTCTCTAGGGTCAATGGTATTAGGGGGAAGAAATACTCCAGTAATTACAGGTCCTGATGTGTTGATGGATGTTCCTGAAATATTAGTAAACACATCAGAGTGCAAAGTTAAGTCTAGTTTAGAGGCAATAGTTAATTCTTTACCGGCTTTCAATTCTAAATCACCGTGTGAATGAATTTTTAAATCTCCATCTACTTCAAAATTGCAATTGTTTTTCACGTAAATGTTACATGCACCTTCCACAGTAACATTAGCAGCACCACGCACTAAAATATTATTGTTTCGCAAATACATTTCATAACTATCACCTACAATTTTTTGAATCATACTTCCATTGTTATCTACATCAATGAAAGTGCCAGCTTTGTGATACATGGTGATTCTCTCGGCGCTGGGTGTATCATCTATTTCAAATACGTGACCTGATTCAGATTCATATACATGATTATAGGGATATCTGGCAGCATAAGCAGTTTCTGGTTGACTCCAAGAATTTTCACCCATGGCTGTTTCTACGTTCATTATTAAAGCATCATCTTTTTGTTGAACAATAGTATTTTCTATGTTTTCATTTCTTGCCAATCGGTTGGTATCAGGCTCATTGTTTTCAAGATAACTGGAACGAGGATATTCACCGTTAGGATCTTTGAATCCATGTTTAGAATCTTGTTGAATTTTTTCTTGGTAGGTTTTTTGTGGAATGCCACCTAATGTTCCTAAAATTATAGGTTGTTGTCCATCTTCACCATCTCGAAAAAATCCCACTACCCAGGTACCCGGAACAGGTCCCACTGGAGTGCTACCTATACCAGAAATAGCAGCTGAGGTGATGGGTTGTATAGGATAAGCCCAGGGTAAATCTTCTATAGGTAATTGAGAAACATCAGCATTGTGATATCCTACAATGCGAACTCGACAACGACCCAATTTCAATGGGTCATCCCGGTCTTCAACTACTCCCGTCCACCAATAGAATCCAAGATTTCCGTAAATATTGCTCATGTTTATAAGTTGTAAGAATCTTTCATGATTTCCATCAACATGTTATGTTGACCCAATGTAAATTCATGACGAATATGTGTGATAAGATATTTTCCTGATAGCAAAGGATCTAACATTTGATTGTTAGTTATTTCTCCTCCAAATGCAATAGATTTTGGAATATTACATTGAATAATTTTCCCAACTTCAATGTCAGTTCTTCCATAAACTTCTATTACAAATCTACTAGTTTGTGCTTCATACAATAAACTGTTTCTCATCTGCACCCAGTTTTCATAATTAGGGTCTGTATAATTATTCCACAAACTTGCTGATTTATTCTTTACTCGTCTGAAAGTATTGGGGTCTTGTGGAACATTTTCAGGATACAAGTTAAAATATTTGGTACCTTCCATGTTTACTTGTCCTTCTCGTTTCTTCACATATTCAAATGGATGTTCATGATATTCTTTCGTCACAATGTCATGTGTTATCATGTTAGAAGAAAAATATCCAAAGTCTTGACTACTTAGTGAATCAAAAAATCCTATACGAGATATAGATTTAATATTGAAGTATTGAGAAGGATCAGTGGGGCGACCAGAACTTGCAGTAGGTTTGTATGTATATTCTGCATAAGGTTGAGTTTGCATTTTAATTAATCTATCAATGCTCATACAGTAGAAAGCTTTATTGCTTTCGAAAAATAATGTATTAGGAACATCTCGGTAACCATGTGTTGTCAACCAATTAATGGCTTTTAAAGGAGACCAGTAGTTACACACAAAAGTTGTGGATGTTACATGTTCTTCTAAATATAAATCTTTATTTACATTCAATTCTGTGTTATATATTTTTTCCACTAAATCGCTTGTTTTTCCTGTATATTTTTTACTTAAACGTATACAAGTATCAGCAAAACCTTCAATACCAATTAAATGAATTATATAAGATTGTTCTCGTTGGTCTATTTCACGTTCTTTCAAAGATGAAATATAAAAATCTTTTTGTATGGCTGCATTAAAACCAGGTGTTCTAAAGGACACAGAAATCATTTCAGTTCCAATAATAGGAACTTGATTAATTAAATTGCCGGCATCTGTGATGACCATGTAACCTGTCATCACGTTGCTAAACATATCTTCATATATCACAGTTTGAGCCACGAAACGTGTAATGTCTCGGGTAATTCCACCAGCAGTTAAATTGATGGTATCTGTGATATATTGTCCAACCTGATTCAAATTCACGCTCATTATTTGTTAACCAATCTTGTGAATTCTGCTTCTAAACTTCCAAGATAATCTAAACTTAAAACCTTAATGGCACGTTTGGCATCATTTTGTTCCAACTCATGTTCTAAATTGGTAACTGTGGTGAGATTGACATTCCCTGCATCATAATCCACAATACATTCTAAACTGGTGTCATAATAATGATGCACTCTGTTTTCAGGAAGTGTCACAGAAGATATAGTTAATCCAGTAACTTCAGTTGTTAAATTATCCAAGGTGTTGGATGTAGTTAACAAATGATATCCATTCTGTGAACGAATGTATATTGTGTTGCTATTTTTAGACATTACAATGTATTTTCCACCTACACTGGATTCCAATTCATTTCCCACACTATAAGATGCACCACTGGGAACTGTGATTACCATATCATAGTTCATATACACTCGTTCTATCACTTGTTTTTCTGAGATGGGCCATTCTTCTCTTGGATCAATGATGTTGTTCACCATTAGAATCACCCAATGATAGTAGGGAGATTCGTAGAATTTATTGGATACAAGCTCAGGCGTTTCACCATCTAACACAATGTAATCTTCCAACAACACAGTATTGTTTCGAAATGTGTCAGACACTACCACACGTCGAAAAAAATCTCTAATCAATTTGGGAGCATTATCTTGTTTAATTTGAACAACTGGAAATTTAGCAAAAAATGACATGATTAATATCCCTCTCGAATTCTATCTTCCGTAAGAATTTCCAGTTCAGTGAAGGACAATGATAATGTAATTTCTGATGGAGCTCCACCAGATAAAGTTCCAGTAGGTTGAAATGTAATGAATTCATTACCACCGTAATCTACTTTTAAGTCTGTTAACGCACAGTTGCTAATTTTAAATAGATGTTCATTGGCAATTCCTTTATAGAAATATTGAATTTCAAATTCTCCAGGATATCCTAAAAAGATGCCATTAGCTTTTTTAGTAGGATGCATGTATGTCTTAAATGTTTTCACAATGTCTTGAACTTGACGATATTCTGATTCACTTTTAGGTAGAAACACATAACTGAATGTGAAAGTACGAAATCCCATGTTTCTAAACAACTGTACTGTATAAGGATTTACAGCAACACCTAGACCACTACTCACCAATCCTTCAATATCTCCTAATGCACCAACTGGACCTTTATTGGCATTTTTCAAAAAATATGCAGCTCCTGCTTCCCCTAATCCACTAAAAGCTGTTTTAACAGCATTTCCTGCATCAGCAAAAGAATTGAAAACATCTGTTATGCTGCTGCTATTAGCTAAATTGCTAATGGATTGTGATAATTGTGCAGCTGCATTCTGAAAAGGACGCGATGCTAAAGATCCAATATCTGCATCTTTCCAATAGGCTTTATATGAGCTTGATGGTTTATCACTTAAATACAATGCAACAGCTGTTTTCAAATACTGGCGTTCTCGACCTCCAATAGTATCTAAAAAACTTTGAGTCAGAGCACCGCCTGCTAGTGCACCAGATCCTGCTGCGATTGCTGTTGGAATCTTGCCAGGTTTTCCGCCGAATGTTTTAGCTATAGTTCTAACACCAGTAACACCTGCTTGTAAACCACCAGTAGTTAATGCCGCAGTAGATAATGCCTTGGCTGCGTCAACATTGATTCTGCTGTTTTGTCTGGAAATATCAGGTGCTAAATCAGAACGGTTCACACCTTCGCCGCTAGTTACATCACTTACACGTTTCGTGATATAAAACATCACGTAATGTGGGAATTCCTCATTATCATTGTTTGGAACCGTGGCTAGATTTTCCGGGTACCGATATACAGTGACACCGGTGCTAGGATTTTTAAAATAGGAATCTCTGGAAACTCGGGCCACAGCCCCACTAACAGATGAATTGGTTACTGTATCTAATATGCCCATAAATATCTCGTAGAAGAATTTATACGATTATTTATATGGCCTATACCAAAGATACGTACAAAGGAAGATTCATACCCACGAAACCCCAAAAATATGTAGGGGATAGTTCAAACATCATTTACAGAAGCAGCTATGAATTGAAATTCATGAAATGGTGCGATTTGAACAGTTCAGTGAAACGTTGGGCCAGTGAAGAAATTGTCATTCCATACATCAGTCCAGCTGACGGAGAAATGCACAGATATTTTGTGGATTTCTTTGTGGAAGTACTAACTAAAGATGGAAAAATAAAAAAGTACCTAATAGAGGTTAAACCCTACAGGTACACACAGCCCCCTTCCATACCTAAAAGAAAGACTCAGAAATTTATCGCAGAAGTAAAGCAGTGGGGAGTAAACAATGCCAAGTGGGAAGCGGCATCTAGATTTGCTAGGCAGAACAACATGGAGTTTATGTTGATTACAGAGAAAGACTTACTAAAAACCTGATAAATACTAAAGTAGTTTATATCATTCCGGACATAGTGAATTTATCATGTTGTCAAGTAGTAGTCAAGTCCCCAATTTTACCATTTATGCCTGCCAATTCATTTCAGACATTACGACAAAAAGAAACACCTACTAGTTCGTTCCGATGGTATCAGGACATGATTCGGAAGTTAGGCATGACCAACCTAACAGCACAAAAAGTATTAAGAACAGATATTGGTGAAATGGTTACTAACATTCAAACAGGCAACATGTATCTGTTCATGTATGAACCTAAAACAGCAGACAAATTGCCGTATTATGATACAGTTCCTGTGACTGTGGTGTTTAGAAAAGTGCCAGGTGGATTCTATGGATTGAACCTACATTATCTACCACCTATGTCAAGAATGATGCTTCTGGATAGAATGATAAAACTTGTAGAAGATAAAAATCTAACTGAAACCAGCAGAATGCGTGTAACTTGGAAATTATTGAACAATGCAGCTAGATTTCCTGGTGCAAATGTGGCAGTGAAACATTATCTATATGAACAAGTGGCATCAAGATTCATGAGAATATTTCCTAATGATTGGCGTAAAACCATCATGTTACCGATTGACAATTTTGAAAAACAAACACGCAATGCAGTATTCAACGACGCAAGGAGCAAAATGTAATGCCAAGAAAAACCAATGATCCTTTATCCCCTCCATCACTAACTGATTTTTTGGCTTTTGTCAGATATAATGCTCTTGCACGACAAGAAAGATTTAATGCAACATTTTACTGGGGAAATAACAATGAAGATAAGTACAAGTTGTCTTTGTTGTGTGAACAAGCTACATTACCAGGAAAAGTTATTAACACAAGAAATTTGCGAATCAATGGGTTAAATGAACAACGTGCTGAAACACTGGACTACATGGGTGATTCCATCACTCTCCAATTTTTAGTGGATACGGACTTCACCGCAAAAAATTACATGGATCAATGGATGAACGCATGTGTTTCAAAAGTGGAACGCGGCAAGGAAGTTGGTTTCTATAAAGATTATGCTAAACCAATTGATTTGAGTGTGTTGGCACCTGGAGGTATTCCAGGCGAAGCATTATACAATTGGAGTCCAACACAAGCAGATGTAGGTTTACGCCAAGGAGCAGATACCTTGGGGAAAAAAGCGGGAGCTGTAATAGGTAGAGGTATCAATCTAGGCAAGCAAAGATTTAATACCGAATTTGCCAAAGCCAAATCACGATTGGGAAGAATAGTTTCACCACTTGTAAACAATCAATTTTCTGACCTACTTCGCACACCAGAAAATGTTGTGTATATAGTAACATTACATGAATGTTTTCCTAAGCAAATTAATATGATTCCTTTAGGTTATGATGCTGTAGGTATACAACGATTAAGTGTAACATTTGCCTACAAATACTGGACATCTAAAGCTTTAGATGAAGAAACACTTGGCGAAGAGGCAGCTAATTCTTTGACACGTGGTGTAGAAAATATAGCTGCTGGTGTAGGAAAAAGAATAGCAGGTTTAGGTGCCAAGTAAATAAAATTATAATGGAGGTTGTATGCGTATTCCCCAAGTGAAAGTTCCAACATTTACCATGACATTACCAGTGTCCAAAGAACAAGTAGATTTTCGACCTTTTCTAGTCAAGGAAGAAAAAATCATGTTGTTGGCTAAAGATTCCAAAGACGCTAAAGATATTGCACGTGTGATAGGAGATGTTGTAGAAAGTTGCACCTTTGGTAAAGTGTTAATGAACAAACATTGCTTAGCTGATTTACAGTATGCGTTTCTTCACATTCGTGGAAAATCTATAGGTGAAGAAATTGAATTGAATTTATTATGTGGCAATTGTAATGCTAAAACACCTTATAAGTTAACAGTGGATGACTTTCAAGTTTCCAATTTAGAAAGCACTAACATCATACCGATGGGAGGAGTTACAGTAGCCATGACACCTCCTACCATCAACCACTATACCAGAATGTACATGGTGGAAAATGTAGATGAAATATTTTCTGTGATGGCAGAATGTATTGATAAAATATATTCAGAAGAGGAAGTGTTTCAAA